GACGCAATAGACCCCAAAACTGGAAGAAAAGTTCCGGGGTGGCGTCAGATTGGTGGACCATTTGCTGGTGCTCCTTGTGCTCGTCAACCTGGACAAACTTCTACTCCAAAATGCGGAAGTTCCAAGATGGCAGCAAACTTATCAGATGAAGAAGAGGATAAAGCATTTAGAAGAAAAAATAAAAAAGATCCAAATCAACCACAAAAATCTGGTTCTGCAAAACCAACTAATGTTGCAACAGAAGAAACTATTATTGAGAAAAAAGATGCTTGCTACCATAAAGTAAAATCTAGATATAGGGTTTGGCCTTCTGCTTATGCTTCTGGTGCTTTGGTTAAGTGCCGTAAGGTTGGTGCAGATAGTTGGGGAACAAAAACAGAAAGTACTGATGCTCTTGCATATGATTGGGATGGACCAATATATCAAGGGGAAAAGAGATATTGTCCCAACTGCCAAAAGATGGAATATATGAAAGAGTGCAAATATGGTCCAAAGTATTGGTTGTTATATTCTTCTGCAGTTGAACCGACATTTCCCACGATTCAAATTTATAATAAAAAATATGACCCAAATAGACCCCATCCAGCAAATGAGGAAGTAAAATATAATTACTCTGACAATAAAATAAAAAATATCCGAGAAATATATACTAGAATACAATCAAGAGGTTCAACTTATACTATAATTTTTAATTGGAGAGGAAGATCTCTTTCATCTCAAATGTTTTTCCCCCAATTCACTAGACCATCAAAACCACAGGTGACTTATGAACTGAGAAAAATATACCCAGGTGCTATTGTTTTAACTTTCAACCCTGCACCAAAAGACCCGACAAAACCTTTATTATTTACAGGAGAATTAGATGGATCCAGATAAAATTATTCTTGATTGTTTATCTAAAAATTTTGAATATGAAAGGATTTCAAGAGAATTAGATACTTGCGAAAATATAGAACAAGTAAAAGATATAGCAAAATCATTTGTTAAATTATATTTGAAGCAACAAGAAGTTATGACACAAATTGGTATAATTGATGGAAAAACATTATAAGGGAAATCCCAATCTAAAAGCAGAAAATGTTCAAATTGAATTTACGACAGAACAAATTCAAGAATACTTAAAATGCAAAAGTGACCCAATTCATTTTGCAAAAAATTATGTAAGAATTGTCTCTCTTGATCACGGATTAGTTCCGTTTGATATGTATGATTTTCAAGAAGAATTGATTACAAACTTTCATGAGAATAGATTTAATATTGCAAAATTACCAAGGCAAACAGGTAAATCTACGACTGTTGTTTCATATTTGTTGCATTATGCTCTCTTCAATGACAACATAAGAATCGCAATTCTAGCAAACAAAGCAGAAACTGCAAGAGAACTTTTAGGTAGATTGCAATTATCTTATGAAAATTTACCAAAGTGGTTGCAGCAGGGTGTTGGTTCTTGGAATAAAGGTTCGTTGGAACTTGAAAATGGTTCCAAAATTGTAGCAGCATCTACCTCATCTTCTGCTGTCCGAGGAAACTCTTTTAATATTATTTTCTTGGACGAATTTGCATTCATTCCAAATCATATTGCAGAGCAGTTCTTCTCTTCTGTGTATCCTACTATTTCTTCGGGACAGAGTACAAAGGTTATTATCATCTCAACTCCAAATGGGATGAATATGTTTTATAAACTTTGGCACGATGCAGAAAGAGGAAAGAATGGTTATGTTCCACTAGAAGTCCATTGGTCTGCGGTGCCTGGAAGAGATGCAGAGTGGAAACGGCAAACAATTGCGAATACTTCCGAAAGACAATTCACACAAGAGTTTGAGTGCGAATTTTTGGGGTCTGTTGATACTTTGATTACTCCATCAAAACTTAGAATGATGGTTTATGATGATCCATTAACCAGAAATAAAGGATTGGATGTTTATGAAGAACCACAAGAAAAAAATACTTATTTAATGACTGTAGATGTTTCTCGTGGAATGAGTAATGACTATTCTGCATTTATTGTATTTGATATTAGTCAATTCCCATATAAGGTAGTCGCAAAATATAGAAATAATGAAATTAAACCTATGCTTTTTCCAAATATCATTCACGAAGTCGCAAAAGCTTATAATAAAGCATTTGTCCTCACTGAAGTAAATGATATCGGGGAACAGGTATCAAGTATTTTGCATTTTGATTTAGAATATGACAATATTTTGATGTGCTCTATGAGAGGTCGTGCAGGTCAATTGGTTGGTCAAGGATTTTCCGGAAAGAAAACTCAATTGGGAATTAAAATGTCCAAAACCGTCAAAAAAGTTGGATGTTCAAACTTAAAAACAATCATTGAAGATGATAAATTATTAATAAAAGATTATGATATTATTAGTGAATTGACAACTTTTATTCAAAAAAGTCAATCTTTTGAGGCAGAAGAAGGTTGCAATGATGACCTTGCGATGTGTCTTGTAATTTTTGCTTGGTTGGTCGTTCAGGACTATTTTAAAGAGATGACTGACAACGATGTTCGTAAAAGAATTTACGAAGATCAAAGGGATCAAATAGAACAAGATATGGCACCATTTGGATTTTTATCAGATGGATTAAGTGAAGAAACTTCTTTTGTTGATGAAGATGGAGATAGATGGCATTTGGACGAATATGGAGATAGATCATATATGTGGGAATACAGATAAATGAATATAAGTGACCAATTTGAATTAGAGCACTTATTTTTAACAGAGAGAAAATGCAGAGTATGTAAAGAAATAAAAGATTTAATTGATGGTTTTTATTTAACTCGCAAAGGAAGGGGGGACATACCGTCAGCATATTCATATGAATGTAAAAATTGTACAGTAAAAAGAATTATACAAAGTAGGAAAAAAATTAGAAATATACCAAATTGGGAATATCCAGATTGGTAATGTTCACGGGTGGTTTCCCCATTGTAACGTATCTAATTTATAAATACTTCTAGGCAAAATGAACTTCTTAACGAGGGGAAACAAATGGCGTTAAATTTAGTATCACCTGGCGTCAAAATTAGAGAAGTTGACTTAACTGTTGGTGGAATTACAGCTGGGTCAAATCAGGTGGGTGCTATTGCCGGACCTTTCCAAAAAGGTCCTGTCAATCAACCTATTTTAATTGAAACTGAAAATGATTTACTTAATGTTTTTGGAAAACCGATTTCTTCAGATTCTCAATATGAATATTGGTTGAGTGCATCATCTTTTCTTTCTTATGGTGGAATTCTAAGAGTTGTAAGATGTGATGGTGACAATTTAAAAACAGCAAATGCTGGGGTTTCATCAACATCAGCAAATTTAAAAATTGAATCATTAGAAGATTATGATACTGAGCATACTTCGGACACTGATTGGTATTGGGCATCAAGAAATCCAGGTTCTTGGGCAAACAAATTAAAAGTTTGTATTGTTGATAGTCTTGCAGACCAAAGGATTTCAATTGCTACTACTGGTCTTGCTGTTGGTTATGGAGTTAGTACATCATACACAAGAGGATTTGCTGGTATAGGAACTACCTCATCGGAAACTGGAGTTTTAAAAGGAATTATCACACAAGTTAATGTTGGTTCAATAGACGTAAAAATTCTCAGCAAAAATGTTGGTGGAGTTGATAGTGAAGTTTCTTATCAACAAGGTGGTACATACGAATTTAAGTCTTCAGATTCCATAGGAATTAATAGTGGAGGAACTCTCGTTAGAGTCAATTCATCAACAGTTACTAATATTTCTGCTGTAGTTGCAACTGCTTCATCCATTGTTCTTCCTGGTCCTAGTGTTACTGGTTCAACACCATTTGCAAGTGCTGGTTATTCAGTTGGACAAGTTGTAAGAACAGTTGCAGATAATGGAGTGCAAGTTCCACTTACTGCAATTGTTGGTTTTGGAACCACTAATGTTAATGGTTTGCAACAAGATACTTTACTTTTAGCAAGTAATTCTCCAGCTTCCAGTGGAACAACAACAATTGGTGTATTTAATGCAACCACAACTATATCTGCCCCTTCAGATTGGTATGATCAACAAACTCTTGGATTGACAAATTCAACTGTTTATTGGAAAAATATTGCACCAAGACCAGGAACATCTCAATATGCAGCAGAACGAAGTGCAAAAAATGACGAAATCAATATTGTTGTTGTAGATGATACTGGAGCAGTCACTAGTTCAGTTGGAAATATTTTAGAAAAATACCAAAGAGTTTCTAAAGCATCTGATGGTAAAATTTCTCCAAATCAAGCAATTTATTATAAAGATATCATTAGAGAACAATCTCAATATATTTTTGCAGGCATTGCATCAACTGGTGTTAAAACTAAATTCTCTACTTTATCTGGATATTCTGCAGCAACTGACACTACTTGGGGATTAGAGGCACAAGGAAATACATTCAATTGTGTTGGAGCAAAAACTTACGAATTATCTGGTGGAGCAGATTATTCCGGTGTAACTAATAATGTTGGTGGTTATTCTGCAAGTTTATCAAATGTAATTACTGCTTATAGAAAATTTACAAATCCAGCAGAATACTCTATTGATTATTTAATTAGTGGTCCTTCAGGTGGAACAACAATTTATGATTCACAAGCAAAGGCAAATGAGTTAATTGCAATTGCAGATTTACGTAAAGATTGTATTGCAGTTATTTCTCCACATAGAAGTGGAGTGGTTAATATTTCAAACTCAGAAACTCAAACTAATAATATAATTGAATTTTTTGGTCCATTGTCATCATCTTCTTATGCTGTATTTGATAGTGGTTACAAATACACTTATGATAGATTCAACGGCACATTTAGATACATCCCTTGTAATGCTGATATTGCTGGATTGATGGCAAGAACTTCTAATAATTCTTTCCCTTGGTATTCACCTGCAGGATCAAGCAGAGGAACAATTAATAATGCAACTAAACTTGCATATAATCCATCACAAGAACAAAGAGATAGACTATACACAACAAGAATCAATCCAATTATATTCTCCCAAGGTGCTGGAATTATTCTTTTTGGAGATAAAACTGCTTTATCTTATGCTTCTGCGTTTGATAGAATTAACGTTCGTCGTCTATTCTTAACCATTGAAAGGGCAATTGAAAGAGCAGCAAGAGCACAACTCTTTGAATTCAATGATTTGATTACTAGATCAAACTTTGTTAATATTGTTGAACCATATCTTCGTGACGTAAAAGCAAAAAGAGGTGTTTCTGATTATGTTGTAATTTGCGATGAAACTAACAATACTCCAGACATTATTGACTCCAATCAGTTTAAAGCTGACATTTATGTCAAACCAGCAAGAAGTATTAACTTCATTGGACTGACTTTTGTTGCTACTCGCACTGGAGTTAGTTTTGAAGAAGTTATCGGTACTGTTTAATTAAAAGAGGTAAAAATCAATGGCAAAAGAAACAATTTTCCCATCAGTAAGAACTTTAAATGATTTTAAGAGCAGACTAACTGGAGGTGGAGCAAGACCTAATCTTTTTGAATGTGTAATTAATTTTCCAAGTGCTGCCCTTCCTAGTAATATTGACGCAAATGCATTACAAGAAAAAACTAGATTTCTTGTAAAGGCAGCAAATTTACCTGCTTCAACTTTGAGTGTAATTGATATTCCATTCAGAGGAAGAAATTTAAAAATTGCTGGTGACAGAACATTTGATCCTTGGACTATTACAGTAATAAATGACACTGATTTTGTAATCAGAAATGCATTTGAAAGATGGATGAATTTTATCAACAAACACGAAGATAATTCTGGACAAATTAGTCCAGTTGAATATCAAACAAATATGAAAGTACATCAACTTGGAAGAGCAATAGTTGGAAAAGATATGAGTAGTAATACGAAAATTCCGCATTTAAAGTCATATGAATTTTATGGGACATTTCCAACTTCAATTAGTGCAATTGATTTGTCTTATGATTCAACAGATGTAATTCAAGAGTTTACTGTAGATTTACAGGTTCAGTGGTGGGATGCCCTTGACGGAGAAACTCAAGATAGTATTCTTGGATCTGGAAATCAAGAAGAATTTAACTCCACTTCAGTAAGCACTGGAATTTTCTGAACTATCTAAATAATAGATATAGACTCAATTATTACTATGGCTAAATTATTTGGATTTAAAATAAAGGATACGGGAGACAATAATTCTAAAGGGATTATGTCTCCCATTCCTCGTAATGAGGAAGATAAATCCGATTTTTATATTTCTAGTGGTTTTTATGGACAATATGTAGATATTGAAGGTGTTTATAAGACTGAAGCAGATTTGATTAGAAGATATCGTGAGATGTCTTTGCATCCAGAATGTGATAGTGCTATTGAGGATGTCGTAAATGAGGCAATTGTATCAGACTTAAATGATTCT